CGGAAAACACGAGTGGTTTGACGAAACTATCACGGAAAGTGGTAGAAAGTTATACTCTCCTAGACCTATACTCGCTGCAAGGCTTGTAGAGAGAGAGAGTGCTGCTCAAAACGGAAAACGGATTGAATCTATTGCTTATACCTGTTTAAAGGATGAAACCAGGCCTCTGGCCCGAGTCGAACAAGGTGTAACAAGAGTATTCATATGCTTACCCATGGATTTTAATTTACTTATTCGAAAATATTTTGGAATGTATACGGCAACCCAACATGCTTTAGCTGGACAGATATCTTCTAGTGTAGGTATCGATCCTGTAACAGGATGGAAAGGTTTGTACAGCAGATTAAGATCAAAAGGTGAACAATGGGAAGATTTTGATTACAAGAATTGGGATCAATTTTTACACCCGGAGTTCGTAAAGAGATATGCAACCATAGTTAATGCGTGGTATGGAGACAAGGATGATTCGCCTAATGGTAAAGTCAGACACGTCCTAATGCAAGAATTGGTTTATACTTACTTAATTGTAGGTACAAGACTTTTCATGAAAACAGGAGGTCAGTGTTCTGGTTGTGCCATAACAGCGGAGATTAATTGCGACATTCACGATATTATTATGTTTTACATTTTCTGTACTTTGGCTTATAAAAACAATATACCCATTAGAGACAGTGAGGATTTGTTGACTTTCTATAGAGACAATGTAGAGCTTGCGCTTTACGGAGATGATATAGTTAAGTCGGCTACAAGACACGTAACTGAGTGGTTCAATGGTAAAACCATAGCTCCACTTATGTCCGAACTTGGAATGAAAATCACCCCTGCCGATAAGGAGTCTACTGATTTTGTGATCAAAAGACCAGAGGAAGTAACATTTCTCAAAAGAAGTTTCAAACCCGACCCACAATACCCATCTAGAATCGTTAGAGCCCCATTGGACGAGAAAACCATCTGGAATATCCCACAATGGATTAAGAACTGTGATGATAAAGTAGAAGCTACTCGCACTAACTGTGAGATGGCATTAATGGAGACGTATATGTACGGAGAAGAGAAATTTAACAATGCTCGAGAGTATTTGAACAAAAGAATTGAACTATACAATCTTGTTCATCCCGGAGCGGAGATTCGGCCTTTAACGCTGACATACTCCAAACTGGAATCTGCTTATGAGGAGGGAACTCTAGAGATCTGCTATCCGAAAGGATGGTTTGAACCCCTAGAAGAGCCCAGTCTCGTTTGAATGCTTAAGAGACTCCATTTAGATTATTAAACTGGAGGTTGACCAATGAGTCTATACCAGTTTTAATGTTTATTTTGGAGAGTTAAATCCATTTCCTA